GCTATTATTTCCCAACCACACCCTTATATTCAAAATTTTCACGTAAATAGCAATATATCAAACATAGGGGTAGCCGCATCATGGAACTTGGTGATTAAATCATTTATGCATTCACCTTATTGGATTATTCCAAATCATGATGTTGGATTTGAACCAGGATTCTTAAAGGAAATGAATGAACTTGCACAATATGAAAATGTTAAACTTATTTTTGGTCAAGGTGGTTCAAATAGTTATGGAAGTTTTGATTTGTTTTTAATGAAATCCTCATTAATACAAAGTCATGGTTTATTTGATGAAAATTTTTATCCAGCTTATTGTGAGGACTTAGACTATATTATGAGATTGATAAATAAACCTGTTAATACTATTAACTTTATGAAAAAAAGATATTCTCATGGTGGAAGTTTTGATTATAATAAAACTGGTTCACAAACTAGAAGAGCTAATTCTAAATTAAATGATAAAATAGTATATGCTTGGAAGAAAAATTGGGAGTATATGAATAAGAAGTGGGGTGAAGGATGGTGGGATTATAACCCATATAAAACACCTTTTAATATCCCTAATCTTAGTATTAAATATACCTCATATGATTTAGGTTTTTGTAAAGATAAATATTTATAAGTATGATTGATAAAGACAAACTATTTAGTTTATTTGGTAGTAGTGATGATGATTTTGAAGAGAAAAAAAGTATAAAAGCTCTTGAAAAAATAATGGAGGCTGAGTTGGAATCTCCTATAAATAAACTAGGGATGTTTGTAAAACTTATTATTAATCATCTTGTATTCCATCAAAAACTAAAAAAATTTCTAGATAAAGAAAATTCAGGGGCTATTGATTTAGAAACTACTAAAGAAGCAGCCTCATTTGCTGTATTTAATAGAGCTTGGTATTATATTAAAGGTTTAGATTTAAAAAATAAAAATCATTGTAAAGCAGTTATGGATTATAAAAGTGGCCCCCTAAAACAAACATTAAGTGAAGCTATTTCTTATTTTGAAAGCGTAGAAGAATACGAAAAATGCGCATTTCTCCACACCATTCAAAAACTAAAAAATAAATATTAAAAACGTCATACGAAAAACGTGCCTAAGTCAAAGAAGGGTAGTAACTTCGACCCTGTGTAGTTAGGTAGAGAGAGTAGGAATAATAAATGAATAAAGTTAAACAAACAAAGTTATGAAAAACAGAAATTATATAAATAAACAACTAGATCTTTTAGAGGGAGTACTAGGAAATCTAAGAGGAATAGTTAGTAAGCAGGAACCCTTAGAAACTTATCTAAAGGCATTGGAAAGAGCAGGTGATCTAGTAGAGGAAGTAAGAAGTCAAATTGAAAATGAACCATTATCATCTAGAGAGGGGTAAGGTATGAAGTTGACAGCAGAGCAGATCCAATCAAATTGGGAAGAATTCATAGGTAATATTGAGAAATATATTACAGGAGATAGAAAACAATCATTATTGGATTTCTATAAAAAGTATGAGGATAGAATTATCCTTATGCCCGCATCCCACCTAGATAAATATCATAGTGCATTTCCTGGTGGGTATGTTTATCACGTAAATCGTGTGGTATCTGCTTCGCTCACGTTATCCACTGTATGGGCAGAGGCTGGTTGTGATATGACGACATTTACCGAAGAAGAATTAGTATTTAGCGCTATCAACCATGATTTAGGTAAGATGGGAGATGAGGAAAATGAATCATATATTCCCCAAACTGATAAATGGAGACGAGAAAAACTGGGTGAGGATTATATGTTTAATAAAAAAGTCTCATTTGCTTCTGTTCCCGATAGAGGATTATTTCTTCTCCAATCACATAACATCCAGTACTCGTTCAATGAGATGATTGCTATTCAAACACATGATGGGTTATATGATGAAGCAAATACAAAGTATTTGAAAACATTTATGCCCGAACAAAAACCACGTACATCTTTACCATTTATTCTTCATCAAGCAGATTTAATGTCAGCACGAATAGAATTTGAGATGGAGTGGTTACCAAAACTTAATGGTGGAAATGTGGAGCCTCAAAAGAAATCACGTACATTGGGTAATAACAAGAATACAAATATAAAATCCAAAGCATTAGGTACTATAGCCAGCCCAGGATTAAAAAATATGTTAGATAGCTTATGACAGTTGAATTTGAAATATTTGAAGTACTAGTAGGGGTTTTATCCCCTTTAGTTTTAATCTTAGGATTTGCAGCTATTAATCTTCTTCGTAAGTTAGAAAAACTAGAGGATATAATAATTGATTATGATAATTATATTACTGAACTTACTAAACAAATAGAATATTCCAGTGAAAGATTAAAGAAGATTGATGAAAAGGGAATGTTTGAGGGGGATGATGAGATTGGATGGTTTTTTAATCATATCCAAGAAATTCAAAATAAACTAGAAGAATTTAAAGCAAATTAAATGATTAAGAAAAGAAAACCTAAGAGTAAAAATTATTTTACTCAAGAGACAGAAGACTCTATTGTACTATATAATGCATCTGTAGACTCAGAATTTAAGTCTAAAATATACAAAGAAAAGATACATTATGCATTCTTCAAACTCACAGAGAATATAATTCATACTTTTAAGTTTTATCATACTGAGGTAGAGGAGTTAGAGCACCTACAGCATGAAATAATAGTTTTCTTATTATCTAAAATCCATTTATTTGATCCCAGTAGAGGTGCTAAGGCATACTCTTATTTTGGTACTATTGTTAAAAGGTGGTTAATACTATATACTACTAAAAACTACAATACTAAAATCAAAAAAGTAGATATTGATGTATTAGTACAAGATAACTCACCACATTCATATGATATGGATGATATAGGTGGAGAAACTGTAGATGATTTAAGTAAATACATAGATTTATTTGTTGATCACGTAACTGAAAATATTTATGAGTTATTTCCTAAAAAGAATGACGCTCAGATAGCAGATGCAGTTTTGGAGTTATTTAGAAAAAGAGATACTATAGATGTATTCAATAAAAAGGCATTATACATCTATATTCGCGAAATAGTTGATGTTAAAACACCTAAGATTACTAAAGTAGCAGATAAACTACACGATATATTTAAAACTAAGTATTATTTTTATTTAGAAAACGGATATTGTAAATTTTAAACTCACACTTTTCCCATATTTATAACTAAAAAATAAATATTATGAGCGGTCTAAACAGTGTAGTATTTGGAAAAAAGAAATTTTCTGATATATTAAGTGAGATTTATAATAATCAAAAGAAAAAAGAAGACCAAATATCAGGTCTAATCTCAGAACTCAAACCTCTAGTACAAGATATTGGAGATGCAACTCTCATAGTACCACTCATCAAAGAATATTTAGAAATTGGCGTTAGAAACGATGAACAACTCATTAAAATGGCTACTATAGTACAGCGCGTGATTAATAATAGCGGCAGCGAAGATTCGATGGGTATTACCGATTCTGAAAAAGAAGAACTATTAGCTGAACTTGATAAGTTAAATACAAATCTATCCACTAAGGAATAATAATGGATAAGGTTGGAATATCATATTTAAGTAGAAATTCTAACACTGTTGGTAATACTGAGGAGTTAGGTACTTTAAATGATAAGATGGTAACCGCTAGAGTAGTGGATATTTCTCTTAACAGTAACTCTCAGTTATTTAATTCAACAGGACAGTGGGGTGGAATAGGAACTATCCAATATCAACTAGTATCAACACCTACCTCACCAATAGTTTCAAACCAATCTTTATCTAGTAACTTAGCCAAACCATTATTCCCTCAGTTAAAAAACTATCCATTAGTTAATGAGCTAGTAATATTATTTAGATTACCTACAACAGGTGATTCTCAAGCAACAGGAACATATAATTATTATTATTTAAACTCTATAGGTATTTGGAATCACCCAGAACAAAATGGTATTCCTGATGTTTATTCTACTAATACAACTGAATCCCCTTCACAAAATAAAAGTAATGATTCTATTGAGTTAGGTAATATACAACAACCTAGTGATACCCCATTTCAATTAGATTTAAACGGTAATAGTGGAGGTGATTTTATAGAAAAGGGAAATATTAGACCTATTTTATCCTTTATTGGGGATCAGATTTTTGAAGGTAGATTTTCTAATAGTTTAAGATTAGGTAGTACATCACCCTCACAAGGTTCAGTAGTAAATAACTGGTCTACAACTGGTGAGATTGGTAGTCCTATTACAATATTAAGAAATGGTCAACCTAAAGATTTAGGAGAACCAGGTTGGTTACCTATAACTGAAAATATAAATACAGATTTATCTTCTATTTATTTAACTTCTACTCAACAAATACCTATTGAAATATCAGTAGCAAGTTCTACAACTGGTGGAGGTACCTCAGTTCCATTTTCTGATATAATAAAAGAAACACCACAATCACCTCAATCTTATAATCAGCAACAAATTATTTTAAACTCTGGTAGATTAATATTCAATACTAATGTTGATAGTATTTTAATGTCTTCTCAAAAATCAATAGCAATGGAATCTGTTGAAGGTTTAGGTATTAAATCTTTAGAAGGAAATGTAAACTTATTATCTCCAAAAGGTATAGTATCTTTAGGTAGACAAAATGCTAGTGAATCTTTAATATTAGGAGATGCTTTTATAACTCAATTTTCAAGTTTATTAGAAAATTTAAATATTTTATTAACAGCATTAAGTGGTGAACCCTTAATACCTGCGGCTGCAGCATCTGCTGTCTTAATTCAAACTAGCATATCTAATATTAAGGCACAAATCCCAAATCTAACCTCTAAATCAGTTAAAACAGCATAAGTATGAATGAGGAATTACTATTAGGGTTAGCTGTTGGTTTTATGAAGTCTGCAAGAGGTTCACAAGTATTATCTAATCTTAAAGATAAACTAACAAATGATCCTCAAAATGAACCTATAATCACTACCTTTGTTACTAAAGGCAGAGTATATGATAAACAAACTAATGAACCTTTAAAGGGAGTTGATATAAAGTTTGTAGAAGTATTATACCCTATGAAATCCTTTAAAAATGATGAAGGTAAATTAGAATATAAATTTGATGAGGGTGGTAATAAAGAAATAAAAACAGATTCAAATGGAGAATTTGAGATAAGATTTGGAGTTCCTGTTTTACCTAGTCTTCCTAATGTAGTTTTAGGTCAACCTAAATTCGCATATACTATAGATGGTTATGCCCCACAACAACAAACTATTGTTACAGGTAATGGTGAGGTTTTATCTAATTTACCTCCTATTGGTTTAATTAATATTGATTTAGCAGCAGAGATAGCAGCAGCTGAATTAAAAAATGAGGCAAATAAAGCTATACAAAAAGTATCTAGTCTTGTTTTAGATCCTATTGAAAGATCAATTGTTGTAGTTAAAAATTCTGTATTAACAGTTACTAGCTCAATTCAAAATAAACTTTTTCCACTAGCAATAGGATTATTAGTTATTTTTGGTATTACAAAATTAGCACAATCTGGTGAAGAAAAATGTCCTAGTAATGCCTTATTAAAATTAGCTATTAAAAGAAGAAACTCTATAGTAAAGCAATTAAATAACATATATAAAGTAATTGCTATTAATACCGCTCTAGTAGCTGTATTTTTAGCTGTTAGCGCTGCCTTTAAGGCAGGTAAATTAGCAATATTTTCTACTCCAGCTCCTACAGTTGTTTATCCTATAGTAGCCGCTTTAGAAGGTATAAAAGAATTATTTGATAAGTTTGAAACAGCTAATAAAGATTTAAGAAAAGCATTAATTATTGCATTAGTATTTTTAATAGCATCTTTAGTTATAATATTAAGATATCTAAAAAAGATAGATGAATTAATAGAAAGATGTGCTAGTGGAAGTGAAGGAAATGAAGGGTTAGAAATGACAGAAATTAATAATGAACTACTAGCTATTGGGAAAGAATCAGTAGAACAAGGTAACCCAGTGGTAACCAATGTAAATGGTTTTGAAATTTCCGTAGTAGTGGATGAACAAAGTAAAACAGGAGAATTATATAAAAGAAGAGCTATTGGAAAAAATAGCGCTGGGGTAACTATTGTAAAAGGAGAAGGATCGTTTAGTGCGGAAGATCAAATATTAATTGATGAGTTATCATTTTATATTATTCAAAATAACTTAAAAGCAGATTAAATCAATATTTATAATAAACATATACTAAGATATGAAACTAAGTGAACTAAAATCCGTTGTAAAAGAAGCAGTTAAAGAAGCTATTCAAGAAGAGATGAAAGACATCCTTATGGAAGCAGTAAGATCACCTCAACAAGTGATTACTACAACCCCTGCTCCTCAAAATACTCCTATGCCAGAAGATAATAGGTTAGCTATGAGAGAAAACATTCAAAATGTATTAGGTAATATGATGCCTGATGCAAATGGTACCATAAAGGCAACTTCATCAAATGTGCCTATGCAAGTAACTAATACTAATACAGCATCCCCTGATAGCCAACTCCCAACAGGAGAAGTAGATATGGGTCAAATTATGAATTTAATGAAAGGTAAAGTATAATAAAATGGCATTTGGAGCAGTACAGAAATTTCCTAATGATACAAGGCCAAGAGTTGGTATTGGAGTTAGTCTCCCTTTTAGCTCTGGTGGTGTATTTACCCCTAATTATACTACTAAGGAAGCTATTAAAAGTAATCTAATAAACTTTTTTCTTACTAATGTGGGAGAAAGACCAGGTAATCCTGAGTTTGGTGGTGGGTTAAGGGAGTTCATATTTACCCAAATAACAGAAAATAATTTAGATTTTTTAAAAGAGGATGTTGCTGATAAAATAAGTACATTTTTTCCAAATGTTAATGTTCAAGAGTTAAATGTATTATCTAATCCAGATAATAATTCAATTACAGTACAAATATTCTACTCAGTTATAAACACTACAATTAATGATGATTTAGAATTAAACTTCGCATAATGGCAATCAGAAGAGACATAAACTATATAAATAAAGATTTTGCTGAGTATAGAAATACACTAATAAACTACTCACAAACTTATTTTCCAACCACATATACAGATTTTACAGAAACATCTCCAGGTATGATGTTTATAGAACAAGCTGCTTATGTAGGTGATGTTCTATCTTTTTATTTAGATAATCAAGTCCAAGAAACATACCTTCAGTATGCTAGACAGGATGATAATCTATATGATTTAGCTTATATGTACGGGTACAAACCTAAAGCAACAGGTTTAGCTACTACCTCAGTAGATTTTTTCCAACAAGTACCTTCTAAACTATCAGGTAGTGCTTATGTACCTGATTTTGATTATGCTTTATATGTAAATCAAAATACAGTTATTAGTACAACAGCAGGAAGTCCTACATCTTTTACAACAGATGAACCTATTGATTTTTCAGTATCTAACTCTTTAGATCCTACAATAGTATCAGTAGCACAAGTTTCAGCTGGTAATCCTACTTATTACTTATTAAAGAAAACTAGAAGAGCATTTAGTGGTGTTATTAATAATACATCAGTAACATTTGGTGCTCCTGAAGAGTTTGCTACTACAGAAATAAATGGAACTAATCTTTCAAATATTATTGATGTATTTGATTCAAATGGTAACCAATGGTATGAAGTAGATTATTTAGGTCAAGATGCAGTTTATATTGGTATAAAAAATGTTAATACTAATGACCCTAATACTTATACAGACGCAGATACACCTTATATCTTACAAACAAAAAGAGTACAAACTAGATTTGCTACAAGATTTTTAAATGCAAATACTTTACAACTACAGTTTGGAGCAGGTTCACCAACAGAAACTACAGAGAATGTAATACCTAATCCTGATAATGTAGGTTTAGGTTTACCATTTGGGCAAAGTAAGTTAACAACAGCTTATAGTCCTACTAATTTTGTATTTACCAACACTTATGGTATTGCACCTAGTAATACTACTTTAACTATTAGATATTATACTGGAGGTGGAGTTCAATCAAACATACCATCTAACACATTAACTAATCCTACTACTAGTACTATTCAGTTTTTAAAAAGTGGATTAGATCCTACAACAGCTCAGTATGTATTTGATTCTATAGCTACAAATAACCCAATAGCAGCTTCTGGTGGTCAAGATGGGGATACAATAGAGGAAATAAGACAAAACTCTATTTCTAACTTTCCAACACAACTTAGAAATGTAACCTCTAATGATTATTTGATTAGAGCATTAAGTATGCCTCCTAAATATGGAGTTATTTCTAAAGCTTGGGCACAAAAACCTTTAGTAGAAGATATAAATGATGGTCCTAGTGCTACATTAGATATTTATCTATTATCATCGGATTTAAATGGTAAACTAACAACAGCATCACAGGCGTTAAAAGAAAATGTAAAAACATACATTAATCAATATAGAATGATTAGTGATACTATTAGTATCAAAAATGCCTTTGTAATAAACTTTAATGTTGATTTTGAAATTATTACTTTTCCTGATTATAATGGTAATCAAGTAATAGAGGAATGTATTTTAGCATTAAAAGATTATTTTTCTATAGATAAATGGCAGATTAATCAACCTATTATTATAGCAAATCTTTTTGTATTATTAGATCAAGTAGAAGGAGTACAAACGGTTAAACAAGTAAATCTAAATAATGTAGCAGGTACTTCTCAAGGTTATTCAAAATATGCTTATGATATGAATGGAGCTTTACAAAATGGAACAATATTTCCATCACTAGATCCTAGCATATTTGAGTTAAAATACCCAGATAATGATATTAAAGGAAGGGTTGTTACACTATTTTAAATAGAATATTTTAAAACTATGGCAGTATATAAACTATTTCCAACCCAGGATGCATCTATTTATAGTGCACAACCTGCTATGAATACTGGATTAGATCCTATATTGGATGTATCAAATTTTGTAACTAATGACAATCCAATATCTAATGTAGCTAGATCATTAATCAAGTTTGATCAATCACAAATAAATGATGTAATACAAAATGTAGCATCTGTAACTAGTTCTCTTAACTTTACAGCTAGTCTAAAACTATTCATTGCTAAAGCAGATAATGTTATTTTAGAATCTAAAGTTAATGTTTATCCTATTTCTGGTTCTTGGAATAATGGATCAGGTCAATATTTAGATCAAAAACAAAATACAACAGGTGTAAGTTGGGTATTTAGTGATTATTCAGGATCAAATAAATGGCCCATACAAGGATTTTATGAAGATCTTACTACTGGTTCTTATTCTGGAAGTAATAATGAAGGAGGATGTAACTGGTGGACAGGATCAGGTGGGTACGATGGTATAGGAAGTTTAGAATCATCCCAAATCTTTAATCTTAGAAGCGATAAAGATTTAAATACAGAGGTAACTGATATTGTTAAAGTATGGTATTCATCATCTAATGATCTTATTGGTGTTTTAACTCCTATAGCAAATGAAGGTTTTATAGTTAAATGGGAAGATTCAACAGAGTTTGTAACATCAAGTGCTGTAACTCCTCAACTAAGTTTTTATTCAGTAGACACAAATACTATATACCCACCTGAGTTAGATATAAAATGGAGAGATTTTACATATAGTACTAGTAGTGGTGATTTAAAACCTAATAGAATATTAACTGGGTCATATCCAATAAATGAATTAACAAGTTCTATATCTTGTTCATTTACACAATCTTTACCTAATGATCCTACTTACACAGGTGCAGGTAGTGGAGCTACTTTTGGAGCTACTTTTAATAGTGCCTCTATGTTAAATGTATATGTAAAAGAAATAGGATTAGGATATGTAGCAGGTGAAACTTTAACTTGGTCAATAGAACAATTAGATGCCTTACCTGATATAACAGGATCTTTAACTCCTGCAACAGTTACTTTATCAACATATGATATTACACAGTTAGAAACGGTTTCAACACCAGATTTATTTGTTGCTTTAGATGATAATCAAGGTATATTTTATAGTGAAAGTATTAATCAATTTAGATTAAACTGTAGACCACAGTTCCCTGTGAGAGTTTATACAACTGAATCTATTTATACACAAAACCAAGCTTTACCATCATCATCATATTATGCTATAAAAGATTTGGAAACCAATGAGTTTGTTGTAGATTTTGATACACAAAATACTCAAATAAGTTGTGATCCAACAGGTAGTTATTTTACTGTCTATATGAATGGTTTACAACCAGAAAGAAACTATCAAATATTGATACAAACAAATATAGACAATAATGTGATTATAATGGATGAAAAATATTACTTTAAAGTAGTTAACGGGTAAATGGCAGATCAAAAAGTAGACCTTATTAAGAAAACATATTCTAAAACAGAATATTCAAAAGTAATAAACACTAAGTTTAGTCAACTAGGTGTAGTTTCTTTGAATGAGCAGATTGAAAATACAGTTACAGTCAATCAGTTTTTTGAATCATATAATAACTTATTTTATGATATACCTGCTTTAGGTGAAACTAACTCACATGAATATTTAATAAAAACAAGTGGAGAATACATTAACTTTGATCAAGATAGTCAAGAAATAGAAGCTTTAAGAGCTGAAATAACTTCTTTAAGAAGAGATTTATTACAGGCTCAAGTAGAAAAAGCAGAAGCACTTACTGGAGAAAAGATTGATTTAGATATAAATGCAATAGAAGATTCTTCCATATCTGGAGATGATTTTGCTAAAATATCTCAAGAAGTTTCTTCACCAGCTGTAAACACAACTAATACATCAGTAGTATAATGACAGATAAAATAAAAATAAACCAAGTTGATCCAACTACTTTTGAGTTTCAACAATACACTGAACAGGATAATGTTTTAATCTCTTCATCCAGGTTAGATACTGCTTTTTCATCCTCTACTGATTATATAGAGTATTATGCTTACGATGAAAATAAAAATCTAATATTTCCTTTACCTCCTACAAAAGCGGTTTCTGTAACTACTTTTAGTGTATTAGAAGGAGATACTATTCTATACCCATCTAAAGATTTAGAGGAAATAGGATATGATTATGGTTCATATTTTTCAACTTATAACTTTTATAGAAGAAGATTAGCTTCTGATATTACTTTAAACTATTATATTAGTGAGATAAGTTCTGATAGAACAGAAGTAAGATTAAAAAGTAATACAATATCAGATGAGTTAATAGTATCTTCAAGTAATGATTTTATCCAATATAGAGAAGAGGCTGATTATTTTGTAGATTTTCTTCTTAACTTTGGTAATGACCAACAAGTTATATCTAATAACTTAAGATTAGATACTGAAACTGAAGTTGAACCTTCATTATTAATTAAACTATATGAACCTTTACCACCACAGTTTAGTTTAAAATCAACTTTATGGGTTGTAGAGGAAATATCTGTTTCACAAGCTTATAATGTAGAATTCCCTGAGGTTGAGTTTGTACCTAACGATTTCCAGTTTATTAAAGGTCCAAACTACAGTATAGAGGTAACTCAAGAAACAGGAGAAAGTACTCAAACTTTTAACTATAATGATTTAGTAAATACTGATTTAACTAGTTCATTCTCACAGTTAAATAACTTATTAAAAAGAAAAGAAATTAATATTAGTGTTGATTATAATGATTATAATAACTTTATATATTTCTCTTCAGCTAATACAAGATTAGAAAATTTTTATTATAAGGCAGGACTAATAGAGTCCTATAATAATTCTATAGAAGAGTTAGGTACAATAGGAGGGGGTACACCTTCCTCCCCTGCTTATAGTGAAAGTAAAGCTACATTTACTTCTAAAATAGATTTTATAAAAAATAACTTTGATGGATATGAATATTTTCTTTACTACAATAGTGGTTCACAATATTCTTATCCTAAATCAAACACAGAACCTCCATATGTTTTATTTCCAACAGGAAGTACTGAAGCATTAGATTGGATAGGTAGTGCTGATCCTGATAACGCAAAATATGGTGGTCAAGCTTTATCAGCATCTAACTATGATGAAAATAATACTAACTATCTGTATAATACAATACCAGAGTATCTAAGAGACGATTCAGCAAATAGAAACTATGAGTTATTTGTTGATATGGTTGCTCAACAATATGATAATGTTTGGTTATATACTAAAGATTTAACTAATAGATTTAACGCTGATAACAGATTAGATTATGGTATATCAAAAGATTTAGTAGCAGATGCTATTAGAAATTTTGGCATAAAACTATATTCAAATAACTTTAATGCTGATGATTTATTTACAGCTTTCTTAGGATTAACACCTTCTGGTAGTGCATTCCCTTTCCCGGACATGACCACCAGTTATCCCGCAGCTTCTGGGTTAGAACTGGTAGATAATGAAATATCTGCCTCAAATGACATAGTTCCATTAGACGATGTAAACAAGCGGTTATATAAACGGATTTACCATAACTTACCTTATTTACTAAAAACTAAAGGTACAATAGCTGGTTTAAGAGCTTTAATAACCTCATATGGTGTGCCTGATACAATATTAAGAATAAATGAGTATGGGGGTCAAGATAGACAAACAGATCAAGATTGGGATTATGCACAAGATCAGTTTAACTATGCTTTCCATTTAGATGGTACAAGTTATGTTTCATCATCTTTTATACTTAAAGATCCAGGTAACGCACCTCCCTTTAACTATCCTCATTCACTGCAGTTTAGATTTAAATCTGCTGGTATTCCTTCTTCACCCACTTATTATAATCTTTGGGCTGGAGATGAAAACGTATCAGTAATAACTTTAGATTATCAAGGTACAGGATTAGATGTAGATTCATATTCAGGATCAGTTCCCGCTTTAAACAAAAACTATGGTACATTAACATTTTGGCCCATGGGTTCAACTGATGTTAATACTACAGCTAGTGTATTTTTACCTTTCTTTGATGAAGGATGGTGGTCTATACAAGTGAATGTTGATGAAAATGGTGACTCACCTAATGTTATTTTAAGTGCTGCTAATGAAATAAATGGAGAAGTAGGATTTTATGAAACTTCTTCTCTAACAACTAATACTCAATATTGGTCTTCAGCAGATACATCATCATTTCCACATCCAACTAGTGTTGCTTTAGATGGAATAGCTTACACACCAGTAACAGGTTCTTTACAAGAAATAAGATATTGGAGAAACCATATAAGTGAAAGTGTATTTTTTGATTATGTATTAAGTCCATTTTCAGTACAAGGAAATACAATAAACTCAACTCCTGAGGAGTTAGCATTTAGAGCTAGTTTAGGTGCTTTATTAGATACAGGTAGTAATGTTTCAATACATCCTAAAACAACTGGTAGTTGGGAACCAACAGCATCATTTCTTGGTTTTGCTGGAGGATCTTCAGTTGACATAAATACTTTTTATACTAGTAGTAATAACTGGATTGAAAATAAAGAAGAAATATATTTTAATCAACAACCAGGAGGTATAAAAAATAAGATTACAGATAAAATCCAAATAACAAATGAAGTACTTCCTGAGGGAGATACTTTATCTGCTTTTAGATCTATTCAACAAAATGTATTTGTAAGTAGTAGTGAACATAGTATAGATTATTTAGAAGTAGCTTTTTCACCTACTGACCAAATAAATGATGATATTATAGCCCAAGTAGGAGCATTTAATATAGGAGATTATATAGGAGATCCTAGACAAGTATCCGAATCTAGTTATACTTACCCTGATTTAGATGCTTTAAGAGATGAATATTTTAAAAAATATATATCAAGTTATGATGTAAATGATTTTATTAGGTTAATAAAGTTCTTTGATAACTCATTATTTAAAATGATCAAAGATTTTACTCCTGCTAATACAACTTTAACATCAGGTGTAGTAATAAAGCAAAACTTATTAGAAAGAAACAGATTGGCACCACCCCCAGTTGATATAGCTACAACTATGTCAACTTATTATACAGGTTCTCCTTCTGATCCTTATTCAACAGTAGTACCCCAAGTACAAAAAGATTTATCATTATCAGGAACAGTAAGATCTCTACCAAGGGATTTTCAACTACCAAACTCATCTAGTTCATACCCTCAATATTCTACAATAAGTGGTTCTTCTATTTATTTGTATGAAGGAGGAACAGGGGGAGTATTTGAGGAGTTTAATAATATAAATAATGCTCCTATAAGTTACTCAGGTATACCATATAGTGGACAAACTGCAGCTCAAGTATCTGCATCTAGATTTGCTTCTATATACCCTGGAGTAGTACAAGAACTAACTGAATCTGTTCAAACTCTTTTAGGTACACAACTACCAAATCAACTATCTTTAACAACAGGATCAGGACAAGGACCTTATACAATACCTAGAATAGATCAAAGAGAGTTTTATAATGGAGAGTTTCAACAGAGTGATTTTGCTGTTGGAATGAAGGATATTTGTAGTGCATTTTTTGGTCAAAACAACTATATAAACTATGAATATTTTATACAATACTTTAATAATCTAACCTTCCTAGAATCAGATTTTTTATTAGCTACTCAAATACCACAAGCAGGAAATGCTTGGTTTTGGGCAGATACAGTTGCACCTGTAAAAGTTTCATCTACTACTCCATATCCTCTCACACCAATAGGTGGTGTAAGTTATTCCACAACTGGAACTGCTGATGGTAATTATGATATTACAGCTTTTACATATACTGGAATTGGTAGTGGTGGAACTATTAGATTAGTAGTAGCAAGTAACCAAATAACCCAAGCATCTTTTCTTTTTGGAGGAGGTGGACAATATGGTACTGGAGGTATATTTGAATTTAGTGAAGCAGTATTAAATGCTGCTGGAGTAACTACTACTTCTGGTCTTGGTATATCTGCTAGACCTAATAGTAATACTTTAACTAGACAGCCTACTAATAAAGTAAAATATATAAAGGTATCTGATGTAGATATTAGTGGAAATGCTATAATGCCTTATATAAAAGATAGTAGTTTTATTACTTTTAATCTCACCCAAGCATTTGACTTTATATTTAATATTATTAGTGGTCCTCAAACTTGGTATATTTCTAGTATCTCAGCACAAGATGATAATAACCCATCTACTACCAATGCTCAATTATTAGAAATTTTTCAACCACCATCTTCAGATGTAGTAGGTTCTAATGATGCTAGTTTTTATGATTTAACATTTTCAGCAAGTGGGCAATTAAATTGGTTAGCAACTGCATCTGGAAGAGATCCAAATGTAACACCCGCCATTAACTTAACCCAATCAGTACCACAAGGATATTTCCCTCCAGTACCAACATTCCCAACTGAATCTTTCCTTAGAGGATGGGATGATGCTACATTTTTTATAGATGATATTAATGGTAATGTTTTTTATACCTCATCTGGTGACGGATTTAATACAGATGAAACTGGAAACTTTAATATAGGAAGAAAAGAAATAGATACTGATACAACTAATATTTCATCATATACTCCAAGTACATATCCTTGGTTTATGAATGCTATAGAAGCTACTACTCAAGTTTTAGTTAATTCATCACAAGTAGGAAATGCAGGTCAAACTGATTTGCAGTTATATACTGGTTCAATAACAGCCTCAAGTGTACCTATAGGTCCTATTTTTCCAATTTATAGTCCACCAGCAGCTGTACCTGCCACTGGTTTAACTTTTAGTGATGTTATTCAATATAATCTATTTACTAATACTAATCAAGGTGGTAATGCTGCAGATACTAAAATCAGATTATTAGGTGCAGGTACTGTTGCAAGTTGGACTAAAGGTATAGTAATAGAACCTTTTGGATGGAATACTACAACACCTGTTTTTGAATTCCAATTACCAGGTGAAACTGATTGGAATCCTAGAGCCTATGTACCATCAGGTACTTCTATCATTGTTGGGCCTCAAACTCAAACTAGTAATTCATATGATATAAAGGTAAGATTATCAGGAAATAGAGCTCCTTTTACAAATTTCTCTTGGAATATAAGTACAGATAATTATGCACAAGGTATTACTCCATTTGGTTCATTTCAAGCATCAACAGTAGGTGCAAGTATTAATGGTTCTCACCCAGGATTTCTTAGGGATATATTTGCATTTGGAAATGGTATGTTTTGTATTAGTGATGGTACTCATTTTTACCCAATATTCTTTAATGGTGATCTTTCGAATCCTTCTAGTGCACTATATGCAAATCCTTTACAAGGTGCTCTTTATGAAACCCCAATTTCAGCTACATTAGTTAACCAAATGTCAACAACTTCAGGAATTGGTAGTACACAAGGTAGGACTTTCACATGGTATTCTGTAGATTTAGATTCATCAGCAAGTAATGATTTTCTTGCTACTCCTACAGATCCTGTAGCTTGTACAATATTATTAAGAAATACTTAAAAAAGTATAAATTTATGTTATTTATTACAATAGAGCATGTCAGACAAAATAGAATATTATTTTAAAGAAACAACAAATCAAGTATTTGTTTCCGGTTCATCCACAACAAGTGGTATGAATACTTTGTTAACCTCTCCTAAGAATAGTCCTATAGTTAATAGTAATACTACAGCTAAGATTTCTTCTTTAGGAGCTAATCTTACATATCTTGTTCAAAATGGAGCAAACGATACTACAGAAATAACTATAGCAGATAATCAAGAACTATGGGTATATAGAGGATGGCAACCCGCAAATACTGAGGATGCTAATGCTTATAGATATAATCCACACCTCCACAGACCATATAAAGCATATATGTTAACTGAAACAGGTTCTGGAACTTCTTCTTCCCCATTTTCCCCAACTGGTTTTCCTTTATATTCTAATGTCCCATTTAATAATGGAAATATTTTAGATATAGCAGATAAATTTGATGAAAGAGTTTTGGGTTCAAATGGTAATGTTAGTACTCAAGAAAGAGTAAATAGTATAGTAGCCTTTAGTGGAAGTTTTACTGTAGAAAATGAAAATAGAGGAGTACAACCTTATGTATTTACAAGATATGGTTCACTCCCATCACCTCCAGGATCTGGAGCTACTATTGAGGTTAAAGATTCTACCCAAGCGGTAGTAGCAACCTTAGTTCAAACTCAAACCGCAACTGGTTTTCCATCTGTTCCTGTATCAAGTGGTAACTTAACTAATGGGGAATATACTTTTACAAGTAGTATTTTTAACGTACCAACTCCTTCAGCTATAGGAGCTTCCCAGTTTGGTTTATACTGTGAATATGATGATTTTGTAGAATATGAAGCTAGTAACTTAAGTACTACTACAGTTAGAGTAACATATACCTCTTCTGATGAATTCTTAACACCAGTATATTTTGATTTACCACAAGATAAAAAAGTTACATATACAGCATTAGTTGGAACTCCAAGTTTTACACCTGTAGCTAACTTTACTAATACTATTACTAATCCATCTGCTACCTCTACTGGTACAGTACAAGATATATTTTCAACTAGAGTAAATGATGTTTATATATCATATTCATCTTCACTATCTGAATCTATTGATGGATTATATATTTTTAACCAAATACCACAATCTGATGTTCAAGTAACAGTTTCTATGTTTTTGAAATCATGGACAGGAGTAGAATCAGGATTTCAATATGGAGAAACTAATACAACTTATTCTATTTCCCCTAATGAACCTCATTATGGTTTTGATACTGATGGAGGAGAACCTACTTTTCAAACAGCTTCTATTTTATTATACACGGGTAGTTACCCATCTGCTATACCAACTACATTAGATGATTATTATGTTTCCTCATCATTCTCATCTTCTGTTATACATCAAGGTTTAGCAGTCACAATGAGTACTTTAATACCTAAAGATTCATTATCTTTAAAAGATTGTCTATCAGTTGCTTTATCAGTATCATCTGGTTCTGCAAACTCAGCTTCAGTAGAACAAGCATTAGTAGTACAAACATATGAGTTAGAGTTTAACACTCCCTCAGCTGGAGAAACAGGAGATGGTAAAGTACCTGTATTCATAGAAAACGCATTTAGTGGTACTGATGGGTTTGCAAATGCAGTTGATTGTCAACCACTATATAATCTTATAGTTACAGAGGATACTTTAAGAAGAAATCCGCTTATACAAGAGGTAGAATATAATATACCTGAAACTTTTTTATTAGAAGAGGGTCAAAGTTTATTATCATCTCAATCTCCATTCAATCCATTAACTACTTACACCCCTTTTGATTCTTTTATATATAATTCAAGTGTAGGTGTTACCACTGTAGGACAATTTTATTTTAATAATAATGTTAATCAAGTTAGTTCTACTATAGTTGAAATAAATAATGCATACTATCCAGGAGGGGTTATAGATAATAGTAATACAGTACTTATTACTAATATTTTTGATATTTGGATAGATTCCACAGATAAAAAAATTAAATTTCCTACCCCTAATGGTAATGATTATTTACAGTTTGATCTTAATAATAATCCTACTTTTTCCCCTTATATAAATGGGTATGGAATATATAGTATGCCAATAACTAATGGCACTACAACAGGCGGAGTTTCACCATTTAATCCCACTAATCTTTCTTCAGTAGAATTTATTTCTGGTAAGGCTATGACAGATGGAGTTAATATTATTGTTAGTCAAGTTCCTTTACCTAATGGTACATTACAAATTACAACTACTGGTACAGGAACAGGTTTAGAATTAGACATTACCTCTATAGACTCAGGAGCTGGTCTTAGTATTACAGTTAGTAGTCCAGGTAGAGGACATAAAGATGGAGATTTACTTACTATACCACAATCAGTATTAACACCTATTTTTGGAAGTGCTATTGTTAGAGATTTACAAATAACTTTAAGTTTTACTTATGGTTTATACAATCCTTCTAACTTTAAAGCAATAAAAAATAATACAGCTATTAAATCTACAGTACCAGAATCTTTTTATACTCAAAACTCATCTATTATTCCTAGATATGATGGAGCTAAATCTTCAGCTGATTTTGTTAATAGTATTGATGGTTTAGTAGGGGGATTTGGAAAAGTACCTGTTATTGATTATAAAACAGCTTATTTTGCTTATTGTGATCAAGTTATAGATTTATATCCTACAATTAACAATAAAACTTTATTTAATATAAAATATTTGATTAATGAGGGTGGAGATGCACTTCAACCTAATTTATCTGAGTATACTGCCTTTGATGTAGAAGGTAGTTGGGAAGCAGATGGGAAAAGTAGAGTAGGTATAAACCAAATTTCTGGTTCCTCTCAATATGATATTTTAAATAATGAACAAGATATATATTTAGTAACTAAACTTCCTACAGCTTACTTATGGTCTCAAACAGGTGCAGGTACTTACTCAGAATATATCCCATTTGGTGGTACAGTAGCAACATTACCACAATTTAGTGATGATTTTGTAAATTATAGTATGAATATAGCTGGTGCCTCAAATAATGTTGCATATAATAATTCTATTAGTATTGTAGTAGATAATCCAATAGGTAATTTTCCTACAAATACAGTTTTTACTGATTCATACACAGTAAAACAAGGTGCTAAATATGGTGAATATAGTAATCCAACTCCTGTAGTTTATGCATCTTCTTCAATATTAACAACTTCAGGTTCAGGAGGTGATTATTACGCAAATCCAGGTGAAATTTATTTTACTACAGATGAAATAGCACGTTTAAATACGGCAGCATCAAATAATGAACAACCTCAAGTACCACAATTATCTGATGATTATAATTTTTTATTAACAAGTACTTTTACATTATCTCCCGTTTTTGAATATATAACAGGAGGCTCAGGGGGGAGAAATGATACTAGAACATATCAAGGTAGATCACCTGGAGAATCTGTTGGATCTTTAATTTTTTGGTTAGAATCAACTACTGATTCTCCTAGTGTAGCGGGAACTTGGACACGTGAACCCATAGAATTAGTTGGAGATGTAATATTACAAATGGTTAATGGTGGAACCTCTACAAATATAAATCTTTCAACAGCAACTAGTGATCCCTCAAAACCTATAATTAAAAATATTGGTTCCTCAAAGTATAGACTTAAAATCCAACTTTGTCCATATGATATTGAATATGCACTTGGAGATGGAAATTATAGTGCTGGCAGGATACAAAATAGGGGAATGGCTTACGCTCAACTTATATTTACAACAAGAAAAAAAGATGCTTTTATATCTGAAAAAAGATATAGATTTTCAGTTAAGCAAGAAATGGATGATATGACACTACTTTCTAGAGATGGAGATCAACCACAAAATAATATTTGGCAACCAACTAAATACCCAAATATTGATGGTCAACAAAATAATAGAGCAGGTACAGATTTTGATTTTCCATTAGTTTCTCCTAGATTTGATTTATCTATAGAAGGTATTAAAACCCCTACACTGCCCCCATCATATGATCCTACAACTGATCCTAATTCATTTAAAACTCCATATTGGAAATTTTCTGGTTCATTACTCATTCCTGGAGGTTTTGTATATGATTATGATACTATAGTTCTTGAGGATCCAGTAGGAAATGCTAAATACAATACAGGTGAAATTATGGGAAGTTTAGCTTATACAGCTTCTGCTAATTCTAGATTTCCTGGAGGTGTAGAACCTGCTGATTCTGGATTTGATTTTACTACTATTACTTGGGAGGTAAGAATACCTTCTAAAGATGGAAGAGAATTTGATGAAATAAGATTTGAAAATAGTGAAAATCTTTCTAGAAAAATTTTAGAAGTAACACCACCTGATGCTGATGGTGGTAAATTAAAATTAGTATTAGATGGGGAGTTACCTCCCTCTACAAACTTAGATTTCTTTATATTAAGAAGAAATGTATTTTCTCCAAATTCTATTTTAATAAATAAAGAATTTCCATATGGATCCTTACCTGTTTCAAAAGAATTTATTCCTTCAACAAATGATACAACATTATTTTTTGATAATAATGATGCGCCTTCTGAAATGGATTCATCATATAGAAGTGAAGCTACATCATCACAGTCTGGGAGTTTTGTAACAACATATAAACCCCTATTAAAATCAGATAACACACCAGCAGGAATATTATTTCCACAGTATCCAACAGAATTAATAGATAGAAATCCTGATGATGTAATAATTGATTTAAGAGATAAGAAACTAATAGAGTAACATATTTATAACATATAACCACACTTATATAAAAAAACAAAAATGGGATATTTAAATAACAGCGTCATTACAGTAGATGCTATCTTAACTACAAAAGGAAGACAAGCATTAGCAGCTAATGATGGTTCCTTTAGAATAACACAATTTGCTTTAGCAGATGATGAAATTGATTATATGCTTTATAATCCTTCACATCCCTCAGGTTCTGCATTTTATGGTCAAGCCATAGATGGTATGCCTTTACTAGAAGCATTTCCTGAGGAATCTCAAATAATGAAATTTAAGTTAGCTACTTTACCTAGAGGTACAGCAAAGCTACCTGTATTGAATGTAGGATATACTTCAATTACATTACAACAAGGAGCTACAATAGCTATTACTCCTCAAACTTTAAATTACTTAGGTAATGATCAAGTTTTTGAAACAGCTGGATATAGTGCAACTATAGCAGATGTAAGATTAATGAGTACATTTACAGCAACTGGTATTAATACTGATGCTGCTGCAGCCGCTAATGCAACTGCAACAACTACTATAGGAACTAATGTTTCCTCTACAGTAACAGGAACTCAAATATCTCTTAGAGCAACTACAGTTAATACACTATTTGGTTCTAATGCCACTTTAGTAAGTACATTAACCATAGTAGGATTGGATAGTGGAGCTAGAATAACTGTTCCTATAACAGTAACCAAATCAACAACATAAAATAAATAATAATGGGATTTAAAAGATTAGAAGCAGATGATTTTGTAGTAAGTGCACAAGCACAAACTGCTACCTGTTGGAGCAATAATGTTCCAGCATTAACTACCTTCTTTACACAATCAAGTCAAACTAATGGATCTTCAGGTACTTACTATACAACTGTATTTAATAATTCTGGAGATGATGCCGCCGCACCTGCTGTAGCACAATTTGAGGTAGCATATGGTAATGAAATAGGAGGAGGAGCTTTAGCTTATAATGAAACTGCTAATCCTGGTGTTTCTCCAACTTCAACAATATATGGTCAATATAGAACATTAGTTTTAGAAGATGAAAATTCTGGATTTGTATTTGGAGGTGTTTCTGGTAGTTCCATTTATGTTTTAAGTATTGAAAGAGCAGCTTACAAACAAGCATTATTTCCTGGTTCATTAAATCTAATCTTAAGTGGTTCAGTTGGATCTGGAAATTCTATATCTTTAACAGATAACTCTCAAATGGTTACTGTACCTGACTATTATGGTACTACAAGAGCATATCAAATAATAAGTGGATCAGATGGTACAGCTTGGAATAGTGCTGGAGGAGGAAATGGTTACACTACCTCTAATGGTTCATATGGTTTATTTCTTCCGGATATTGGAACTATAATATTAAATGGTGATGCATTAGATTTAAATGATGCCCAAGGAATAAACTTAGGAACAGTTCAAACAAGTAATACAGAAGGAGGAAATAACGAAAAAATATACCAAGCAATTTCAGGATCAGGTGTTTTATCTCCTAGTTTTGGTCTTAATTCTGAAGAAACAATAACTTCAGATTTTGTATTTGTTAGAGCAAGAAACAGTGAGTTTAATTATTCAACTAACCCTTCATATATTTCTGGATCAACTGGAGAAGTAGCTTATAACTATTTTATTAATAATCCTCAAACCTATATGACAACAGTAGGATTATATAATGATGAAAATGACTTATTAGCGGTAGCAAAGTTATCAAAACCATTAAACAAAGATTTTACTAAAGAAGCACTTATAAGAGTTAAATTAGATTTTTAAATAAATGGCAGCCTATAAGCAGTTTAATTCACAGGATATTATAATATCCCCATTGGAACTGACAAAAGGGTTTAGTTTTGTGGGTAGTAGTTCTTTAACTGCCTCAAATGTTAATATAAGTAGATATTTAGGTAATCAAGATAATACAACAGAATCAACAGGATATAATAACTTTGTATCTCAATCTGCTATATATTATTCAATACAACAACTATATTATTCTAACTATATTTCCGGTAGTGGCGGTGAGGTACAGCAAGCAAATACACAATCCATAAACCCCGACGGTACAACAACTGGATTGGTTGCTTCCAACGGATATTACAACTATCCCCAAACCGATTTAAATCCTAAAAAATATTGGCCTACAGGTTCTAATGAATCTATAGGTGTAATGTCTGTTCCTAAAGCAATGTTTGGTGATTTTATATTACCTAACTCTGTTGTAATAGAAACTGATAGTGGAAGTTATTTTGATGATGGTGAAGGTAGATTAAAAATGAATACCCCCTTACAATCACCTACCAGTTCAATTTTTGTTGGAAATGTAACATACGATCATGGAATAATAGTTTTTACTGGGGGAACAAGATTAGAAAATACCGGATCAACAGGAACGGGAGTTATAACAAACAGTGATATAGAAAACTTTGTAACTAGTTCTAATATTACTATGTCTTTCTCAAGTTCTTTTACTATTTATGAGTCGCAATATAAATGTACTATTGGAGAAAGTGAGTTTGGGTACACTTTAAACCCTACAGTAATATCAGGTTCAAGCAATGATGGAACAGTTTATAACTATGTAACTTCATCATTCTTTTCTCCTTATGTTACAACAGTTGGTATGTATAACAATAACTATGAGTTGATGGCAGTTGGAAAACTAGCACAACCCTTACCAACATCAAGGACTACAGATACAACTATATTAGTGAATATTGATAAACAGTAAATAATACTAAACAATGGCAAAACAATTTATATATAATGGTATTCTAACAGGAGAAACTATTGAAGCCTCACAAGTATCTCAATCAGTAGATGCCTTTACAGGTGCCGACGCTTATGATATTACTGTATCAGGTTCATTAGAGTTAACAGGTTCTCTTAAAGTTACTGGTTCGGTAGTTCTTAAATCTGTATATGAAAATAATACAGCTAGTCCTTTTAATTCTGTATTAATAGATACAGATGGAACTTTATATTCTGGAACTCTTAATCAAGGACCACAAGGAACACAAGGAACAACAGGTGCAAAAGGAGATACAGGATTACAAGGTACACAAGGTATTCAAGGTGAAACAGGTACACAAGGTACTCAAGGTACAATAGGTCAAACAGGTACAGGTCTTCAAGGTACACAAGGTGTACAAGGCGAAACAGGAGAAAAAGGGGCACAAGGTATTCAGGGTATTCAAGGTACTCAAGGTGAAACAGGTATACAAGGTACAGATGGACAAAAAGGAGCTCAAGGTATAACTGGTCAAAAAGGAGATACGGGGTCACAAGGTATTCAAGGAAATACAGGAATACAGGGTACAGATGGTACTAAAGGAGATACAGGAGCACAAGGTATTCAAGGAACACAAGGTGTTCAAGGTGAAACAGGTACTCAAGGTACACAAGGAATTCAAGGAGAAACAGGTACTAAGGGGGACACAGGAGCACAAGGTATTCAAGGTGTTCAAGGTGAGACGGGTATACAGGGAACAGATGGACAAAAAGGAGCTCAAGGTATAACAGGTGCAAAAGGGGATACAGGAACACAAGGTATCCAAGGTATTCAAGGAGAAACAGGTACTAAGGGGGATACAGGAGCACAAGGTATCCAAGGAATACAAGGTGCTCAAGGAACACAAGGTGCTATAGGAGCAAAAGGTGAAATAGGAGTACAAGGTATCCAAGGTATTCAAGGTGAAACAGGTACTAAAGGTGAAGTTGGAACCCAAGGAACTCAAGGTATCCAAGGAATACAAGGTGCTCAAGGAACACAAGGTGCTATAGGAGCAAAAGGTGAAATAGGAGTACAAGGTATCCAAGGTACACAAGGTATCCAAGGTGAAACGGGTATTCAAGGAATACAAGGAACTCAAGGTATACAAGGAGAAACTGGTACTAAAGGAGAAATAGGGGCACAAGGTATTCAAGGTATACAAGGAGAAACAGGTACTAAAGGTGAAGTTGGAGTACAAGGAACTCAAGGTATTCAAGGAGAAACTGGAATACAAGGTACAGATGGTACTAAAGGAGATAAAGGAGAAATAGGAATACAAGGTGCCCAAGGTATCCAAGGTGCAGATGGGCAAAAAGGAGATACAGGAGCACAAGGTATTCAAGGTACATCAGGTGCTAAAGGATCTAAAGGAGATAAAGGTGAAATAGGAGTTCAAGGTATCCAAGGTATTCAAGGAACTCAAGGGGCACAAGGTGTTCAAGGTGAAGAAGGTACTAAAGGCGATACAGGGGCACAAGGTATCCAAGGAATACAAGGTGCACAAGGTACACAAGGAACACAAGGTTTACAAGGGTCAATAGGTGCTCAAGGAACTGATGGATCATTTGGTGGAGCAACTTTTGATTACACTTTTGATACATCAACTACCTCAGCTGATCCAGGAACAGGAAAAACAAGACTTAATAACTCTCTCCAAGCATCCTCTGATGAGATGTATATTGATGCTACTGATGTAAATGGTACTAGTATTAACTCATTTTTAACATCTATAGATTCAGTTACCTCAGCAGTAAAAGGATTTGTAAGAATATCTAATAAGTTTGATCCAAATGATTTCTTATTATTTAGTATAACTGATTTAACTGATAATACAGGTTGGTGGACAGTAGATATTGCTATTAGCACTCAATCAGCAACATCCCCATTTATTAATAATGAAGATATTATAGTTTCTTTTGTAACTACAGGAGATAGAGGAGATAAAGGACAAAAAGGAGAAGTTGGAACACAAGGTATCCAAGGAATACAAGGTACACAAGGTATTCAAGGTACAGAGGGTACTAAAGGAGAAACAGGTGCTCAAGGAATACAAGGAATACAAGGAGAAACAGGTGCTCAAGGAATACAAGGTATCCGAGGATTACAAGGTACTCAAGGAATACAAGGTACACAAGGTATTCAAGGAATACAAGGATTCACAGGTGTTCAAGGAATACAAGGTATTGAAGGAAATAAAGGTGAAACTGGTGAGTTAGGATATAATGTATGTTTAGATCAAACAGTTGCTGCTCTTACTTGGTCATTTAATCATGGATTAAATAACAGATACCCAACAGTAATGGTATTTAACACCTCTGGACAAGTAATAATACCAGAAGAGATTAATACTATAGATGCTAATAACTTAGATGTTGTATTTAGTTTTGCTACAGCAGGTAGAGTTTGTGCCTCAATAGGTGGTATAACAACTACAGCATCATACGCAGATAGTTTTACAATAGAAAATACTAATTTAACTACTCAAGTTAACTGTGATGTAGATACTGGAACTGAAACTGTAGCAACAGTTAGTACATCAGATTTTTCATCAGCATTTTTTGATTATGTTCTTTCAGATGGTACTAACTATAGAGCTGGTACTATAAAAGCAGTATGGGATGGTACTAGTATTAACTCATCAGAAGATAGTACAGCAGATATTGGAACTACTTCAGGATTAACATTAAGCACAGACATAAACGCAGGAAATGCAAGATTAAGAGCAACAGCAACATCTGATAACTGGAAAGTTAAAACGTATGTTAGAACATTAACCTTTAGTGATTGTCCATAATGGGTAAAATCTAGTTATGAATAAGATTGAAGAGATATTTAAATCTTGGAACATCAGTTTTGACCCCAATAGTAAACAATCAGAACTTGCATCTCAAAGGATAGAAATATGCAATAATTGTGAGTTTAAAAAAACCACTCTAAAAGTAAATACTTGTGGTGTATGTGGTTGCTTATTAAAAGGTAAAATATTTTCCCCAAATGTAGGTGCTTGCCCAAGAAAAAAATGGGATGAAATAGACCAAAGAATGTATAACATAAGAACTACACCAAAGTAATATTATTTAATATTTATTACAAAACATTTGGAGTAGCAACTCCTATTTATTATCTTTACATATAAACAAAAACTAAGTTATGAGTGAACAACAACTAGCAGAAACTGAAGATTTAAAACATATTTTAGCTGTACTAACACCTAAAGATGCTGAAGAGATTTTAGCGCTTAAAGATGAACTAAAAGACAACTGGAATAAAAAACAAATCTTTAGAACAGAAACAGAGATGAGAATCTCAGTTTTAAACGATGCTAAACACCCAACACCAGCTTCCAAATATTGGCAATCAGTAAGAGAACAATCAGCACATTTTGATGCTATGATGGGTTTATCTTTTGATCTTAGAAGAAATACAGTTGATAAACTTAGATTAGAAAAAAAGTTAGCTGAAGCAGAAGATGAACTTGATGCTATGGAAGCGCAGATTGATTTAGATCAAAATTTATATAATAGAGCTTGTATGGAACAAGTAGCACATGATAGAGTAAGAGAGATTCAAACTTGGTCTAAACTTAAAGGAGAGTTAGATGATGGAACATTTGATTCTCAAAATGTAGATAATCATCAAGCAGCTTCATTACATCGAACTTTACAAAATAGAGTAAATACATTAAATGCATCTTCTACTCCTTCTGAGGTAATGAATGCTTTAGGTCCATTACAGACTGTTGAAAGATTAAAAACTAAAGATGATAAACTTCTTACATTTACAGATGCTAAAAAGGTACACTTGTTAGGTCAAAAAAATAAGTAATATATGTTTCTTTATACTAAAGAAAATGCTTTAGATTTAAAAATATGTAGTGGTTTTATACAAACATTTGAAAAATCTGATGAAAAACAACCTGGAGCTCTATATGGTCCTGAAGGTACTTCCTCAAAAAGTGGTAAAAAATCCACTGATATTTCTTTTACACCTAAACACTTAAATAACCCTAACTGGAATCCCCTACTTACAAATCTAATCCCAGTATTAGAAAAAGGATTAAGTGACTATATGTTGAGACATAAAGTTGCTATGGATAATATGGATCCTTGTATTATAAGTCCTATTTTTAATATACAAAGATATCTACCAGGAGAAGGATTTTCTACTTGGCACTGTGAAAGAGCAACTGTAAA